TTTGTTGCACCAAATGATGTTGGTGTTAGTTGTTGTCCATCAACTAAAATTATTTCTGTCATATAGCCATCAAAAGAATAATAATCTGAATAACCTCGTCTACCTATATGATGTGCTCTATCATCATTAATATATGCAGTGTGGTCTTGACTTGGATAAGTAGAAGATGCAAAATCTGATATTTGAGTTGAATTTACATACATTTTAATTCTATCACTACTAGTTGATTGAGTTGTATCAACAGCGACTACTAGATGATACCAAGCAGATACATCTCTAAATAATCTATTTGTTTCTAAATTTAATGTAACTGAATCTGATTGTTTTTCAACAAACTGAAACTGATCTCCACTAAACATAATTTCAGTTTTATTTTCATTTGCAGTTCCAGCACTAAAAATACAATTTCTTTGAGAAGTTGCTGTTCCAATTTCTGATCTTTTTACCCAAACACTAAAAGTAAATGTTTTTCTATTAGATGCACTACTAGGTGTTCTATTTAAATAATCACTACTATCATCATTAAATCTGCATGAATTAGTAAAAGTTGTTTGTGGAAAACCTAGAGGCCATATAGATGAGGATTGAGATTCAAATTGATCTTGTAAACTCCACACACCAGAAGCAACACTTGTGGTTGGTGTGTTTATTTTTCCTATAATTCCACCGTTATCTTGGTTCATTAGCTACTCCCTTTCGCTCCATCGGTGGATTCCTACGCGTCGTCTAACACTTCATATGATATGAATAAATCTAGATCAGAAGCAGCGCTTGCACCGCCTTTTAATATATCACCTTCCATAAGATAGATAGGTGTGTCTGATATGACTAATGTTGCATCAGCTGGAACTGAAACTGTTTTTGCTAGGTAGACTGTTGAAGAACCTGTTGCAGTAATTCCTGTTGCACCATTTCCCAAACCATCAACAAAAAGATCTACTGCAGCTGCGTTTGTTCCATCAACATTAGCTACGGTAATTCTATTTATTTTTAAAATTTTATCTGAAGCAACTGTTAATAAAGTAGCAGTGGTAGTAGCACTTAAATTAAATCCAAGATTACCACCATTAATTGTTGCTACATTTACTAGATTTGGGTTTGCCATAATTTACTCCTTTTATCCGAATATTAAAGCCATTGCAATAGCTTTTCCTGTTGATATACCGCTTGAAGGCGTTGTAAAACTTAGTGTTCCAGACCCATCAGTTTGTAATACTTGGCCACTACTACCATCCCCAGCAGGAAATGTTAAAGCATCGATCGTAACTGTTCCTGATCCTTTTGGTTGTATAGATACACCGATATTAGTGTCACCACCAGATGCAGTAAATGTTGGTTTGTTTCCTGTAGCTGCATTAGCGTATGTTAATTCATTAACAGCAGAACTAGTAGCTGTAAGTTTAAATAATTCATTACTGTTTGTGTCTAAAATAGATGTTCCTATTATTGGAGAAGTTAAAGTTTTATTAGTTAAAGTCTGTGAAGATCCTGTTGTTACCAATCCTACTTGTTTTATAGCGGGGTTAGTTCCATCGTTTGCAGTTGCAAATAAAACAACGTCACCTTTGTCTGTTGCTGAAAAAGTAAAAGAATCTCCTGAACCAGAAACATATTTAAATTGAACTGTATAAGCACCAGAAGTTGAGTTTCTTAAAAAATAAAAAGTTTGAACATCTAAAGGTATTGTTACAATTTGATTTCCTGTAATAGTTCCTGTGAATTCAATCATTCTATGAGAAAGTTCTGCACCGGTCGATCCATCAGAAACAGATAATGTAGTTGTTTGAGCACCACCTGCTATAGATTTAGTAGTGTAACCACCAGATATTTGTTCTATGATTTGTAAATTTGTATTAGTCTTCGTACCCCATGTACCGGCGTTTTCACCAGTTGCTTGAAGTTCAACACCTAAAGGTGTGTATGTTGATGCCATAAATTATCTCCTATGCAACGTCACTATAACTTGTATTTGATCCAGTTGCAACATCCGAATAAGTATCATTTGAACCTGTTGAAACATTACTATATGATCCATTTGATCCAGTTGTAACATCCGAATACGTATCATTTGAACCTGTTGAAACATTACTATATGACGTATTTGAACCAGTGTCAACATCTCCATATGCGAAGATATCAACTGTTCCTACACTAACCGTAGCAGATTGACCAGTTAATCCAACCTGCATATCTACTGGAGATATTGATCCTACACTAGCGGTAAATGATTGACCTGTTAATCCTAAACCTTCTTCTATTGTTAAAGATCCTACACTTGCTGTAGTTGATAATCCTGTTGGTTGAGCAATAGCACTACCTAATCCTATAATGGTTCCTTGAGCAAAAGTAGCTTCTACTCCAGATAATTGAACTGTATCGTTTGGTATTGTTACTGAACCAATACTTGCACTAAATTGTACTCCAGTTAATTGTGCTTCTTGTGAAGAAATAGCTGTTGCTGTTCCTTGTGAAAGAGACATGGATACACCAGAGAGAATAGCCGTTTCATTTGGTGCTTTTGCTGTTCCTTGACTTGCAGTAAACTCTTGACCTGTTAAACCAATGGTCATGTCATTAACAGTCAAAGATCCAATTGCTGCTGTTGTTGATACACCAGTCAATCCTACCTGCATGTCAACCACGGATACTGAACCAAGAGAAGATGTAATAGATAGAGTGTCGTCTATAACTGTAGGTACAAAAGCTTCTCCTTGTGAAGATGTAATAGATTGACCCGTTAATCCCACAGCCATATCTGTGACTGTTACAGATCCAATAGAAGATGTAATTGATAAACCAGTTAGTGAAATAGTTTGATCTTTAAGTTCGCCCCATTCACCATCGTTCCAAGCTTGTGCGCCCCAACCTGTTTTAAGAGTTGTGTCTGCATTCCAATTAGCTTGGCCCCAGGTAAACCTGCCCCATCCTGAAGTCGTCGACATGGTCGACCTCCTATGCTAATCTGATTATAGCGCTACTTGCGTCTGCTGTAGGAAATTCTATTTTGAAAGTTCCGTTACTTGCTGTTTTATCACCACCAAATGCAATTACACAAACAGCATCAGTTGTACCTGAACCACCATCTGTTGTTGTGTTATATATTAATGCACCGTTTGCAGTGAAAGAAGCTGATGAATAAGTTACATCTGAGAAATCTGTGAATGCAGTTGTTGAAGATAAGGATACACCTGAATTCGTTAAAGTAGCACCACCTGCAGTATATGCAGATCCAGATGTATTTGTAATTTCGTTTGAAGTTGAATAATCAGTTGTAGAAGCACCCAAAGAAGCTGAGCTTGTAAAAAGAGCGATCTTAAAAGTGTGACCACCTGAAGATTCAAAACTGTGTTTACCTTGTAAAAGTTCTTGTTTAAAACTTGAACATATTGCTGATGTAATTGCCATAATTTTCTCCTATGGGTTTGCTGAGTTTATTGGAATACGAACAGCGCCATCAGTGTAGTCATCTCTTCGTCTTCTACCAATTTGCTCTGAAGCAAACTTCTGTACTTCCTGTTTATATTTATTCTCATATAATGTCAACATATCTATCGGACCTTTTAAAAAACCATACGCTTCAGATAGACAGCAATATAATAAACCATTTGGAAAGTTAAGACTAATATAATTAGTATCATTATTTTCTAAAAGACTAGGCATTTTATTAAAATGAACTCTAAATCTATATGTGGTATTTGGTGTTGGGGCTAAAAATATTCTACCAGATGTGGTATCTGTATCACCAGTTGCACCACCAAACATAGCATAATATTTAGGTTGACCTTGAGCTGCTGATGTTCCTGTTATATCTTGATACTCTTGAAGATAAGACATATCCTTTTTCTCTAACCATCTGTTAGCTCCAGTGGTTGCCGATCCTGCGGTGTCGTACACTTGTATGCCTCTAATAAATAAACATCCTGCTGGAGCGTTTATTGATTCTTGTCCAGCAACAAAATTACCTAATTGTTGTTTTCTATCTGCATCAATAGGTACATCTCTAAAAATTCTATATTGTGCGTTTAAAATAATATTTTCTAAAACAGAATCAGATAAAACATTAGAATCTGTTTCAGTATAACTTCTAATTTGTGTTTTTAATCCTGATGCACTTAATCCAGCCATTACTTAAGTGCCTCTCTGCAATCCGGACAACGGAATTTATATTTTGAATGGTTTTTACAATGTCCAACCACCGAAACTTCTGGTTCCTCTTTTTTTAAATATAACTCAGCATGAGGATCCATTTCTTCATCTTTGATTCCCATCCAAGCTTTTATCCATTTTTTAATTAATTTAATCATGCTTGTATTGTTATAGGTCCTACTGAACACCCATAACCTCCTCCTTTTATTTCTCCACTTGTAGCAGTATTTGTGTCAACTGTAAAAAAGAAAAAATTATCTGTTAAATAACTACTTGATGCATCTCTTGCACCACTTTTATATTTACCTGTTCTTATAGTATAACCTGCTGCTTTTTCAATATTTGATCCAGATATGCCATCAAAGTTAGGAATTGAAGCATATGCAAAAACAGGATTTGTTGAAGTTCCTGTGCCTGGAGAAGTTGTTGGCGCTCCTCTAAATCTATATGTTGTACTGTCAGTTAAACCATGACCTGGTGCAAAAACATTTATAATAGCTGAACCTGCTTGATATGTTTCGAAAGGATTGTTTGGTAATCTTACAGTTGTTGATGGTTCAGTTCTATCTGTTCTTACATTTAATAATGCAACACCATCTGGACTTTGTGGTTTTGGTTCCAATTGTGGTTGTTTTGGTTCAAACTCTGTGTAATGTACAAAAGAACCGTTCCATTCTCTAACCATTTCTCTATACGGAAACTCCATACCAGATCTATCTGATATTGCTTTTGCGTATTTACCTGTTGCGTATTTAGCCATTATGTACCTGGATAATAAGTTTTAGGTGATATGTGAGTACTAGAATCAGAACCATCTTCTGCTAATGCTCTTTGAAATTCCTCTTCGTAAACTAATTTCATAGGTTGAATTAATTGTGGTGCATACTTCATAGATAAATAATATGCTAAACCAGAAACCATGCATGGTACAAATCTAAATGGTAAATCTGTTGCGTTGGTATATGAACCTGCATCTTGAATTCTTTTAATATAATATATATGCATATCTTTTGATGCACTAGTTGAATCAGGTGTAGGATAAATACTGATACTTACATGATCTATAAATCTTTGTACCCAATATTGATTAGGTGTTCCTTTAGATAGTTTGTTTGAAAAACCTGCATATACAGATCTATCAACTTTAGACATGGGACTATCTGATTGTGTAGTTTGAGTTCTATTAGATCTTAATTGTGCTTCAAGGACATCGGACATTCCATAAATGCCGTTAGTTGGAGTGGTTGTTGCACTTGTACCATCTGAACTTGCTCTGAAAAATTTGTATTCTGATTGACCTTCAATTAAATCAATATTCGTATCAGCTATTTCCCAATAGTGAATACCTCTATTGCCCCATTCTTGAAGCATTATATTTAATGATCTTCTTGAAGATTTTAATTGATAACCTGTTACGTTTTGAATACCTAATCTTTCAAAAGCTTCCTCTATGATTTGATCAATAGAAAAAGTTTTATCAAAAGTATGTGTACCAGAGGTAGTGTTAGCCATTTACCCTCCTAGCCAGTATAACCAATAGTAAGCGATGTAGTGTTAGTCATAGTAGCATGGACACCATTTTCAAATCTGATTCCGTTTCCTGGAACATATATATCTAAACCTTCTGTTCCAAAATCAGCTTCGAAAACTTTATCACCTGTACTACCAGATGAAATGTCTCTTAGAACCACTGTAGAAGAAGCTACACCGTTTGCTTGAATGTAAGTTATTCTACAAGGACCTATATTCACTGATCCACCTGAAATAGTTTTCACCTGTCCTGTGCTTGCTATATTAGTAAATTTTTGATCTGAACTCATATTTTTCTCCGTTAAATTTAAGTGGGCCCGAAGGCCCACAATAAATTAATTATTATGCTTCTTTAGCAAATACACCTTGAACTGCAACAACTGTCCAATGAGCTGTTGAGTTTAAAGATGCACATACTATATAGTCACCAACTTTTGAAGTAGCTTTTGTATTAATGATATCTTTATCATCAGTTAAAGATCCAGCATACAAAATACCATCAGCAGCATTTGGACTAATTGTTAAAGTATTAGTTCCATCTGCACCTGTGTTTACGAAAGTAAAAACTCTTCCGATAGAAATTGCAGGTAAAGTAAATACCACACCATCAGTTGATGATGTAAAAGTCTTTCCCGAATCTGCATTCGTAACAGTGTAGTTTGATGATTTATTTTCTAGATTGAATCCAGTAACACCTGCTTCGTTAAATTTACCTTGCAGAACTGG